CAAGGGTCATTCCGGTGGTGAGTACACAAGCCATATTTTATTTTTAAATTAAAGGGGGTGGGGTTATTGCTTTCGCGCCCCACCCCCCGGGTTAAACTTTATTGCCTAATATTACAGAGAGAAATAAACTACCTGCTCAGGGTAAGCAATCTGAACACCATATTTGAATGCAGCGTGGAATTGTACACGACGCTCGAAAGGATTGAAGATAAACTCGTAGCTCTCCTCTTCGTTCATCATGTCAGTACCCAACCAGAAGTTAGACCACAGACCAGCAACAATTTTGTCTGTGCCGTTCATACCGTGCAGACCGTAAATCTTGATGCCAGTTACAGGGTCGATGATTTCCATTTCAGCTACTTCGTTAGCAGGGTAGTGGAACAAATTAGCAGTTACCAGCCACTGACGATACTTTCGGAAAGTGTCAACACCCATTGCAATAAACAAATCAGGCTTGCCCAGCAGTTCAGCAGGGATAACACCGTAGATTGTACCGATGATGTCGTCGATGTTTGAAGCAGTGATTGAAGCGTAAGCGTTACCTACGTTACCTTTGATAGGGTCGCCAGCACCGCCGAAACCGAGGTCGCCAAGAATGGTAAGGAAACCATCCCAGTAGCCGTTGTTTCCAACGCCACCAGTGGTGTCACCCTGCCAGATAGCGGTTTCGATAGCTTCGGCAATTTTGGCAGCTTTTTCAGCACCAATCTGCTCGGTGAAAACACCCATGTCGATGGCTTCGCCAGCGTTCAACGCTTTCTGAGTGTATTTGGTTTCGAGGTCTTTAGGACACAGGGTTTCCTGTACCTTAACCTTACCAACGGTCAGAGTGCGCTTGGAAAGGGTGGTGTTACCGCTGGTCTGGTAAGAACAGCTGTCAGTTTGAAAATAAACGTCAGAATAAAGCAGGGGCAGTATTTCTGCGCTTTTGATACCGGGGAGAACTTGTCCAGCACCGTTCAACAGAGAAGCGGTTTTTGCGCTGAACATAGCTTTGGTCAGAAGATTTAAGCTCTCCTCTTTGGTGTAATTACTAAGACCAGTTACGTCAAATGCCATGATTATTTAATTATTTGATTTTTTTGATTGCGGAAAGAAAGCCATTAAAATTTTCCTCTTTGTTTTTGTTAGCTGTTCCGAATGGCTTTTTAGTCGGCTCAGGTGTAGTTGCTGCGAACTTCTCAAATACTGAGAATGTCTCTTCAACTTTGCCCAACACATTGATAAGGGCGGTTTCGAGGGTGGCAATCTTTGCAGCCAGTTCCTCGTTAGCGGCACGCAGAGCGTCAAATTGTTCCAGTGATGCGAATTGATTTTCAACCTCAACTTCCTCAACTTCGGCTGTTTTCTCTTCAATGAGTTCAACAACTCCGTCTTTGGTAGTTACAAGCAGACCGTCAGTAGTTTCATGCACTCCGTCTGGGGCAGGTACAATACCCTCCTCAGTTTTAACGGAAAGCATGGAGCCAACATTCAATTCATCTCCGTCAAATACTACGATTGTGCCGTCAACAAGTGTCAACTCACCAAACGCAGCCTCAACTTTTTCAGCCGGAACTTCATTAAAACGCTGCTTTACTTCGGCCATAAAAGCCGCAAGTCCGCTCTTCATTTCTGAAAGTTCTGTTTTGAAATCCATACCATAAAAGGTAGGTATGGTAAAACCTATGCAAAATTTTTCAGCATCGTGGCTATTTCACGCATCAACGTGACCACTTCATCTTGCTCTTCCATATCAAAAAAGCCCTCAACGCTAAACCCTTTCCATTCGCCTGCCTTTACTTTGGCCCACAATTCGTCATTGTCCACTAAATATGTCAGGAACCAGCTGCCGTCTTTGGCGTCTTCATATCCTTTGGGTGGCATCACACCACGCTCGCGGTCAATGAAATAACTCTCAATCATGTGGACACCACTGTCAACGGGTGTTTCGTGGTCGGTATTTACCGCCTTATAAAAGTTTTTGCGGACAAATTTCTTTGCAATAGTCCAGATAGTGGGTGCATCAAAGGTTACGTAATACTCGCCACGCACATCATCCCAACGATAGATTGGAAAATCGGACAACATTGCAGGCCCGGTCACGATACGCTTTTCCTCATCCTGCACAGAGTATGCCTGCTTCATATCGATTTGCTGTAATTTCCGCTGCGCCCATGCGATACCCTCATCACCACCCCACGCTAACCACATTAGCCGACCGCATCCATCTCCAAGTTCTTTTTGGCTGTTCTGCCTGTGGCGTTCAAAGGATGCCATCCGGGCAATCGTTTCACGGCTTATGGCAGCACCTGATGCGAGTTGGTTTGCACGAATTTTGCCAGTAGCTTCGCCGCAATCGCCCCATCCGTTTTCCTCTGCCCAACGTAGTGCAACCTTTGCATTTTCTTTGGCCGCTTCGGGGTAGTCATCGTAGCTTTCAAACTCTTGTCTATTTTGCCATTTGCTATAACACACGGCTGCGGCTTGGTCTTGTTCCATGCCCTCACCAATCATTGCCGGAATACACCTGCTGATAAATTCCTCTTCGCTTTCCTTCGCACCGGGTTCAACAAACTGCTGACTGAACAGCATGAAGTCCTTTTGTATGGCAGGGCGCTCAACAAAAGAAACTACATCCACTCCGGTGTCATCGTCTTCGTTGACTACAATTTTGTAAACTGGCAATTCCATACTCATAAAAGTAGATTTACACAACACTGGTATTTCTTAACCTGCGGACACGGGTTTGAGTTTTGGTGATGTCACCCTCAAGCACGTACACCCTACCCATTCCACCAAATTGCTGTTCATCGGGTAATGCACCGCCTGTGATTGGTGTGAATGTTGGTGCAGATGGAGTTGCACTAACTCCACCTCCTGTACCACCTCCACCGCTACCGCCTTTGAGTATCGATTTTGCACGTGATACCGCACCTAAAACAGCAGCAATTTGTTGAGCATAAAATATCGGGAATGCGTATGGTGCAGCAGGCCCAGTTCCAGCAGCACCTTTTTGTGCAATGTCCAAACCTTGTGCAAAACCAACACCCGTTTTGATTGCGATATCAAGCAATGCGGCTGCTTTTGCTGCATCGCTTCCGTCTTTTAAAATTCCACCAAGTGCAGATATTGCATTTGCAGCTTCATTAAGTGTGGCAATTTGTGCTTCTTGTTTGGCTTTTTCAGCATCTTCTTTTGCCTTAACATCTTTATCGTAAATCTCTTTTTTCTTTTTCGCAAGTTCATTTTCAGCAGCTATTACCTCTGCGCTATTTGTATCAAATAAAGCTTTTTGTGCATCAAGATTTGCTTGAAGTCTTTCAATTTCCAGTGCGTCAAATGCAGCCTGATTGGCACCACTTTGTATTAGTTTAGTCTCGGCAGCTTTAAAATATGCATCATTTGCTTTTAATAAACTATCATTTTTTTGTTTGATGAAATCTTCTTTTTCTTTTTCATTTTGTTCGCGTTTAGCTTTTTCTTTAGCATAGAACTCATCTCTTATTTTTTCAAGTTCTGCATCACGCTTTTGATTTATTTGTTTTTCAGTTAATCCTTTTTCTCGTAATCCTTTAACCGTAACTGCAAATGCTGCATCAGCAGCTGCAATTTGTTTTTCAAGAGTTGATTTGTCCAATGATAAAACCTCTGCAATTCTTTCAAGTTCTGCCTGTTTTAAATCTTTGGTAGCTTCCTTTTGTTTTTTAAGTGTTGATGTTACTTGTTTTGAAGTTTCAACGGAAACACCCTCTAATTTTGTACTTTTTTCAAGTTCTTTTTGATAAACTGCCGTTGCTTTATTTACATCTTCTTGAGTTTTTTTAATATTTTCATTTGCTCTACTTTGTAAATCTTGGCGATAAAGACCTGCACTTGCTGCCGCTTTTGATGCTTCTGCAAATCTATCCCATAAGGTAATTTGGTCATCCAAATCACCATTCTGCATCTCAATCAATTTCTTTGTTTTTTCTTGCAAAATTTGTGCTGCTGCTTCTGTTCTTGCTCTTTGTGCAATCAAAACAATCTGTTTTGCAACACGGTCATTCAATGCTTGTAGTGAATTTGCATTTGCAATATTTACATCATCAGTTGCAATACCTGCTTCTTTTAATTTCTGCAATGCAAATAATCTTTCACCTTCCGATTTCTTTGTATCTTTAACAACGCTATTGTAATAATTTAAATCAGCAGCTTGTTGTTTCGTTTCTGCTGCTGCTATATTCATAGCCTTATTCATTTTCTGCATTTCGCTTTCAGCAAATCCCATTGCTTCTGCCAACTGTTCAAAGTTTGCGACAGCGTAACCGATGGCCGCTACAATCAAACCAAGTCCAGTTGCTAAAAATGCTTTAGATGCAGTTGTCATTTTCATAAATGCCGATACTGCATCTTTGCCAAAATCAGCAAATTGTTTTCTCGCTTCTATAACTCCATTAATCCCTTGCGCAAATGCCATTGCGCCCTGAACTTTTAATAATGCCTTTTGTAATTGTTCGCTTTCACCACCAAACAAAGCCATTGCCCCTTGTGCTGCTTGTACTCCATTTGCAAGGCCACCAACAAGTTTACCAATAGCTTCAAACTTATCTGGATTTAATGCTTGAACACGCTGCTGGAAATCCTGCATTTGGTCTTTTAGTTGAGCTACTCGTTTTGCAGCTGTAATTGCTTCATTGGAAAACTCACCAAACTTTTGCGACATTGCAATTGCATCTTGCGTGGCTTCCTTTATTTGCGCTTTTAAGGATTTAACGCTTTCTGTGCCTTTGGTTTTGGCTTCTAAATTTATTGCTACCGTTGTTTGTGTCATTTTATTTTTTGCTTATTACGTACCAATCACTGCCATCACTGACAATCTGTATACATTCGTAGTGTATATTTAATACATAGTCGCCATTTCCGTCGATGCTGTCGCCCTCAGCTGCATCAATGGTCAGTGAATGTGCGCCCGTGTTCTTAAAAATATAATATGCCTTGTTTGCTGCCGATGCTGCGGATGGCAAACTAATCGTTGCGTTTGTGGTTTGATTGCAGATAAGTATGTCTTCGTAAAGTCCAGCGGTGTAGTTGTCTGTAACGGTCACTACACGGTTGGTGCTAAAGTTGTTTTGTGTCATCAAATGACCCTGCAACCATACTTGGTCACTTGCTACATTTTGCACACCCTCACCGATTACAATGCTTCGTTCACTATCCGGCAGGAATGTTGTGCCACTTGTGGCAAAGGCTGCGTTTGCTCTGCCGTAGTTACTCACAGCATCCCCAACAATTACGCCATCACCAGCTTGGTTAAACTGACCGATGTTAAACCCACGCTGTTGAATTACTTTGTTTGAAGTTCCACCGCCCTCTGGGTCATATTCCGTTTGACCACCGCCACCGCTTTGCGTTCCACCACCGCCAACGCTTCCAGTGGTTGCGCTGAAAGTTACGCCCGATTTAAGGAATAAAAACTCGCAGATATTGACCGATGGATTTACGGGGTCGTAGTCCTCAATTTTGTTTAACCTGAAATAATTGTTGTCAAAAAAATACAAGTCACGAAATGACAGCTTTTCCATATCCGCAGGCGTCAGGTAAAATGCACCCTTTACAATCTTGCTATCCTTATCGGTAATCTCTTGCAAATACTTGGACCAATAGGCATTGAAAAGATTATTATTTGTAACGGCTGTGCCGGGTGGCAATCCGATAAAACGCGGCATTCCAAAGTTAATATCTGTGGTGCTGGTCAATGGGTCATCCAAGTGACCCATAAACGGATATTTTGTTTTTACCGTTCCTGCTGGTGGTGAAAGTGAAAATGAGCCATTGCGTACCAAATAGGATTGGCAGGTTTTTGCCTTGTATTGTAATATACGCAAATCACCCGATTTGGTCTTGCCGTCCTTTGTCGCAATTTCAGGCAGATACTTATCGGTTTCGGCTTCGGGTTTCACGATGATTGTCGGCACAAAACCTATCTCAATTTTTTTCTCATCCTTTACAAAGTCATTTTGCACCAAGATTTGACGGTCGCCATACGTACGTGAATAATCCTCTTTGTAGTATTTGTTGCCCTCATCCTCACCATCTTTGTAGGTAAATAAATATCTACCTGCATCCAGTTCTCCCATCGGGGTAATTTCAAGCGGTTGCAAGAGGTCGCGTTTCTTTGTCCAATCCCTTACAGTTGTGGTGTAAAAATCTTCGCGTGGCAGGATTACAAGTTGTTTGTCAATTTCAGTGGCTTCAACGTACAGATTAAACATAGTGAAAATCCACCGCATAAATTCGCGCTGCTTGGTTTCTACGCCAGCGAAAAATCCACTGAAATCCATTGTATCATTGTATGCATAACTGCTCTCAATGACTGTGTTGTAAAACTTTGTATTGTTGTTTAATGTAATCGTTTGACCAGAAAATGGGTATATATTGATTTTTACCACATCATTTAAAGTGGTTTTTATATTTGAAAAAATCAATGTTTGGTCAAATGTTACATTTCCGCTACCATTAGCCAATACATAAACAAAACTCCTGCGGATTAAACTACCGTTTATATATAAATCAAAACGCGCTTGGTTTAATGCATTTGCAACAAAACCAGTTCCTGTGCCATTTATGTATAATAGAAAATCATAAGATGCACCATAAAAAGAACTTGTAAATTCTCCCGTAGTATTATTGTATTGATTTGATGTATCAAAGATTTCTGTCGGGAAAATCATAGTGCTTGTAGTGCCGCTGAATGATGTACTACCGCTAAACTTTGCTTCAAACTGCCGAGAGTTTATATCAGCTTCGCTCAATATAGGTGACTTTGTCGGGCAAGGAACAACCAATCGTTTGAACTGCGCTGTGTTAAAAAACGAACCGCTACTATATGAATACCCTGTACCGCTGAAAATTGCATCTACTACCGTTTTAGCGTACAAATACGGCGTCATATTATCGGTGTACATTGTTTGATAATTGGCATATTGCCCATTATCTATCCATCCGTAAACGTAGCCATCACCAATTGGCGCACCACCACTAAAGTTTACAAAACCACTGCTGTTCTTTATAATGGAAGTGTCCCAGCTGTTAAATATATTGGTGTCGCTTATGATGTGATTGTATGCAGTGAAGTCCAAATCAGCAAGTTTAGCATCGGCAACCTTTGCAAATAGGTCAGCCAGCTCCCCGTGCATACTGCATTCGTACTCTATTTGGTTAAAGTCATTTACCTTTATACCCAGCAACCTGATAAAGCCTTGTATTTGTGTCACCTCATCCACTTGCAGAATGGCATCGGCTTTCAGGTTTGGGTTGAAATCAGGGTTGAAGTTTGTAGCCGATGTGTTCCGGATGGACAAATTCAAATCAAACAAGTGAGTAAACAGTTTGTTGTTTGCCTTTGTACCGGGCAGCGTGAATGTCTTTGACCAATCAGAACTGCGGCTTTCGGGTTCCCGAATATCAGCAATGGATTTATTTATCAGTATTCCAAAATCACTCGGCAGGTCAACGCTGACACCACCGCAAACTAATCTCACATTGTTCATGCGTTTTGTAGCCTTTCTGGTTCAGTGTATTGGACAGTTATTTTTAAGTTATTCGGGCCATCAACATAATCAAACACCTCGTAGCTTGTTTCAACGATATTCACGGGGATGCTACCCAAAAAGACAACGGGACTGGCAATCAAATCTTGCAGCCATTCAAACTCGGTCTCGGTCAGCCAGTTGGTGTTCAGTGTTACCTCTTTGGTTTTTTCTACCGCATAATTGGTGATGCCGTGCTTGGTGGTATCGTATGCATATGTGTTGCCCGTCAGCGTGTAATTATTCCGCTTGAATTGCTTTCTGCTCACGTTATATTTGTCTTTTGATGCCATACTACAGCGGACACTTTCAAAACCACCGAGAGGGTTTAAAAAGTACAAATACTGCGGTGTGTATTTGCTGCACTCTTCAACCACATCAAAGCGGTAAAGTTCACTTCCTAACTGACTGCCATTGTCAATGGCCTGCATGGTATAATAGCTGGTTGATGCTGGGATGACATTGCCTGCCGTTCCGCTCGTTAGGTTGCCTGCGGTAACATCGTTTAGGTTATCAGGGCCAGCAGGACAACGCAAAAGATATTCGGATTTTTCACCTGCATCAGTGAAGTTATTTTTTATTTGCGATGTGGCAATCAATGAGCCCGCATCGTTGTATGCTTTCACTTGTATTTCAGCATTTGCACCAACTGCCCCACGTAAAAAGTAAAGGTAATCGGTTTGAGCAAGTGATACACGCCTTGTCCGTACACGGGTAAGAAACTTTGGTGTGGTGCTTGGGTAAGTGATTTGATATGTAGCTGTGGTTTCGCTGCCATACAAATTAAATAGCCCATTCCAGACATATTTACCCGTATCAGTTGCAAGTGTTAGATATTCCGTGCCACCATATTCCTCACCAAATTCCACGCTGTACGCCAGATATGAATTTGTGCATTTGCTGATTGATGCAAGGGATTGCGTGAAGTCATAGGTCACATAGTTTTGCAAAATCCGACTGATATTGAAAACCCCCTTATCGGTTGTGCCGTGAAAAATAGGGGCTTTCAGTTTTGCAATGATTGTGCCAGCTGCATTTTTTACCACCGCCACAAACTTGAAGTTTGACTGTGCGTAATTAGTGGAAGTTACCACATAGGAAATATCGGAATAAACCGGGCTGATGTCATTCGGCTCGGTGTTGATAGTTATTGCCATTACCTATAAAAGTACCTATTGCGTTACCTCGGTACTCAGATAAACGGAAATTCGCAGTCCGGTAATATCGGATAGTTTCTGTGCGATTGTGTCAATGTTCTGCTGGGTAAGGACATCGGCTATAAAATTGCTGCCCTTGTAACCAAAACGTTTTATTGTTCCTTTGGATGCGATTTTTTTTGCGATTGCCTCTGCCATTGATTTGCGCCTTTCAAGTACGGATTGTTTGCTTTCTCCTTTGGATTGTCTTACCTGAATGCCTTTTGCAGAAATCCATTGTTCGATTGCCATAATTGGCGGTCTCTTACCTCGACGCCTACCATCTTCCACCCATTGGTAATAATCTGCCATCTCAATGCCGATGGTTATGCCTGATGGTGTCACGCTCGGAAATCCTGCTTGAATGCTTTGGGTTAGATTGCCAGTTGCTTTTACACCCTTTTCACGGATTGACATTTTTAACTTGTCAATAATTACTTGTGCAACCTCAACCATCGCATCACCCAGCACTGTGCCACCCATTCCAGCAGTTTTTTCATCAATGCCAATGGTAGGTAATAGCTCATCCAATCGGGCCAAATCTGCCTTACTTATATTCATCGTTCCGGGTGTGGGACTTGAACCCACAGCCACCATCTTTGAGTTGCAAGTTTAGAACCGCTCAATGCAACCCGTTAAGGCCTATGGTGATGTTACCTTTGACACTAACCCGGCAAGGCCGTAGCCTCATATATAAAAGTAGAAAAAAAAATGCCCGTCTTTCCGGGCTGTCAGTATGAGAAATAAATCTTGTCTTTCCAAGTGTCAGATTATTTAGGTCTCGCGCATCACCGCTCAATGGACACAACATTATATCACCTATTTCTATGTCGCCTTACTGCTGCAAATATACATAATTAAATCAACTCCTGCAACAAAGCAATTATATACACGCTGCTGTCTTTTGCAGATTTTGCCGCTTGTGCCGCAGCATTCAGCCTTTCGGTTTGCGCCCGTTTCTTTTCATTGTGGAAAGATACCGCATTCAGGAACTCCACCAATCCCATGTGCAAAAAGAAATCCCATTTCGTGCGGTCTCCGTTTGCCATGCCGTCTATTGTTTTGAGCCACGCGATTGCTGGGCGGTCTTTACGTCTGCTATCTTCCTCAATTTCTCCACTTCCTGCTCTAAATATACTTGGGTAATTTCGAGTGATGCCGGCAAGTAAGCCGAAAAAAAAAGCGCATAACCGTAGGCATTAGCTATACTCATGCGGTCACGGAACAACTCAGCAACGGCATCAAATTCAGTCGGTTTTATTTCGGATTTGCGAAACCACTTGTATTTTACAGCCAGTGCAGCCATGATTTTATGCAGGTTGCCAACCCAGTTGTCTTGCTGACCGAACAAATCCTGCACGGCAATAAATTGATGTGCTGCCAGTTCATGTTGGCTTGCCACAAATTTATAGGTTGTCAGCCCGTGCCTAAACTTTTTGAAATCTTTGGCGGTGGGTAGTTGTGCCATCCACCCCAATTTTGCAATGGCAGATGTTATTTCGCGGATGGGCAATTCCTCGATTTGCTCAACGGTCTGCCCAGTTAGGATGGACAGCGTGGCGATTTGGTTTTCAAATGTTGGCTCGGTCAGTTTGTGCAGTTTTTGAAATGTTCCGATGCTGATGTCCTGCCAATTTTTTGGTAATTTCATTTTACAAATTTAAACCATAACAGGCGAATTGCAAATTTGCAACACTCCCAAATTATGATGGTGGTTATCATACAATTACAAATACTCCTTTTTTATTTTTTATGCTGCAATGCCGTGCAAGTGCCAAAGCACAAACCGCATCATCATGTAGCCCTGATGGTGCAGAATACCTCATGCCTGTTTGTGTATGTTCAAATTCAAAGTTACGCATTTCATCCGCAATTACACCCTCTGGGAATTTAATGCTGCCAGCGTGGACATCTGCGGTCAATTGTTCCATCATTTGTTGCTTGCTTACCGATGTAAATTTCACACCGATTGCACGGGGGCAAATACGCTGTATCTTCTCCACAATAGGATCACCAACACCCGTGCTATCCAATGCCGCAGGTGTCGTACCAATGGTACGAATAATTCTCTGCTCTGTTTGCGCCCAATCCATTTGAAAGCGGTCGAAATGGCAAACCTTGTATTCTGCATCCAACCCTATTATGACAGTCCAGTCCGAATACTTTGCAAGGTCAATGCCGTACCATTCAGCAGGGCGGTTGCTAATCGGCTCAATGCACTGCGAAATGTAGCTCAACCCAAATGGGTTGCTGCCGTCTTCAGTTGGCTCGGCAAGATACAACTCGGAAAAGATATGCTGTGGCAAATCCCTTTTGGCCTGCTCAACCTCTTCAAGTTTTAGGATGCCAGCATTGACACCGTCATAAGCCGTGATTTTGTGAAACTCGTAATTTGGCTCACCCATTCTCGCACGTTCACTCAATTTATATCCCCAATTCTTTTTACCCTTTACGTTTCCAATCAACTTACATTTGCCCTCGGTTTTGGTTAGGGTGGAACGCAGAGCAAACCATGCCTCTTCCCTTGCCCTTGTAAATTCATCAAACACGGCTGCATAAACATCATCACCATAAAGGTTATCAGGCTTTTCTGCTGACTTAAATTGAATGATGCCACCCGTTGGGGTGGTTAGTCGCAGTTTGCTTTCATTAACCTTAAAAAACGCCTTGTTTGTCACCTGTGTACGCATACGGTTGAATGCAATCTCTGCCTGCTGATACACCGGGGCAACCCACCAAACGGATTGGTTTTCTTTTAACTGCAATGCCTGCTCAAATAACCAAATAATATGCGATGCCGTCTTGCCCACTTTGGTGGCGGCTGCTGTAATCGTATACCTTGCAGGACTGTCAAGTATCCTGCGTTGGTAATCGGTTACGAATGGTCGCTTATACTGGATGTGCATTTGTAAAACT